GTCGTCCACCGGTTCGACGTAGTTGTTCTCCACGTACGACAGCACGCGGGCGAACAGCTCGAGAACGCTGTTGCGACAGTGCAGAACGACCTCGCGCGGGGTATGCCACCTGAGGCCGTGCGGGCCAAGCTTGTCAACTCGATCTGTTAAAGGGAGATGTGTTATGTATACCCAACCCAATTGTGACTGTGATGTTGGATACTGGCAGGGGCGTTGTGTGTGCTGTGGTGTGCGTGAACAGGTTATCACAAACAACACCTGGTGCGAGCGCGCCTGGATCTGGGTAGTCAACGCTTGCCACCGGATAGTACCGGGTAACCGTTCGGGTACCACCCGAGCTGGAAGTACAACGGATGCGAAGCCCCGCGCAGGGTCCAGGTCCACTCCCATCGTTTGAACGGCCCACCCCGCCAACGAAATACAAACCGGAGGTTGTTGGCGGGGTTCCTCCAGGCGCTCCACAGGTAGGCACACCGGCGCTCGTCCTTGAACCGCTCCCGGTAGAAATCGGCGCCGGTTACACCGTCCTCCTCGTTACCCCACGGCCACGTAAGCCAGCCGCCACGCCAGGCGGTTACCTGGCGCCCGTCGAAGTCTGCCACGCGCGATCGTCTCACCACCCATGCGCGGCTCCAGGCGAAGGGTATCAGCAGGAGCCATCCGACCACGGTGAACGCGAGCGCTACGAGCTGCACGATCGCGAACCATATCCAACCTAACACGTTCATTTGACCTGCTCCTCTACTCTGTGTTGAACCCACTCGACCAGCTCCCTGTCCTTGGCGGCGCAGGCCAGGTATGCCTTCACGCGTTCCTCATGGCAGGCTTCGACCTGGCTGGCCTGGTCCGTGAGTGACGATCCGTCGAAGCTATCGGGTAGCAGGCACACTGCCTGCCGGCACGGCGTCAGGAGCCGCGCTTCCGGCGGGTGCGTCAGCTTGTCCGGCGGACAGAAGCTCGACGGCGTTCCAACGCATCCGGGCAGCAGTGGTAAGGCGCTCACAACCGCGCGCATCCACCACGACGGTGGGGAGCCTCGCGAACTTCGCGTTGACATGATCGATTCCTTGGGTCACAGTATTGATGAAGTCCTGCGTGCGCTGGCGTGCGAGGTCGTCCGCCTGGGAGCGCTGTTGCGCGGTCTCAACCCACCGCTGCATGGCCACGGTGTTGTCAGCGTTGGTTTTCCGCACGATGGCCGCCTTCTCATCGAAGCGCCCCTTGATGTATGCAGCGCAGGCACAGAGTATGGCCACGACCAACGCGATGCCGTATATCTCGAGTTTGTTAATCACGCTTGATATCGCCATGTTATGTTGTTCATACCGGATCACGCTTCCCATAAGCTACGTCCGAGCTACTGACAGTTCCGGGAGCCGGCGGTGGCAGTACGGCAGTATCTTCCGGGTGCCGGTTGGCGACGATCTGGTGGCGGATATACGAGAGCAGGAAGAAGAAAGCCGCCGTCACCACCACGACCCGGGTCGCCTTTTTCTCACCAAAGTACTCATTCAGAAACGGGCGCATCGGGTCCAGGCTCACCGCATCCAGGGTCATCAGGACACCGCCGAGCGCAGTCACCACCCGACCGAACTTGTTTTTGAACCATATCCACAGACTCTTCATGGTAGGAACTCCGAGTTATCCAGGAACAAAGATCTTTCCAGACGACGCCGCCGGGTCAACCCCGTGTTGGGTGCGCCCTGTACGTGGTTCCATACCAGGAACTCGTTCGCCGCGGCACTCGTGTTGCCGCCGTGGAACAGGCGTAGCAGGGAGGAACCGGCGAAGGCGGCCGCCCCGATGTTATACGTCAGCAACACGAACGCATCGAACTGCCGCTGCGACAGGGGAACCTTGACGGTATGAGTGACTGCATCCTCGGCGTGCGCCACGTCGTGCGCGAGCCACGCAGCAGCACCGTCCATCGTGCAGGTGGTTCCCTGTACTACGTCCGGGCCGGTATGTCCGTAACCGCACGTCCATACGCCGTGTTGATCCTGGTACGCCACGAGTTTCAACTCTTCGGCGAACTCGAGGATGGCCAGTGCCAGTGGGCTCAGTTTCATGGTTGCCTACCTACGGTTGGGTTATCCTGTTCCTGCTTGATGCCTTCCGTGACACCTTTGGCGCGCCCCACCAGCTCTGCGGCCACGGCTGTTGCTGCTACCAGTTGATCTTTCATGGAGTTGGTCGCAATCTCGATCTTCTGGATATTCTCTGACTGACGCGCTTGTTCCTGGTTCTGCTTCCGTAGGATGCGCTTGTTGTCCCAAGACACCCACGCCGTCACAAGCACGCCTATGGGGGTGAGTATCTGGGCGAGGTCTCCTATATTCATGTTTCATCACACCTTGGAACATGAGGTTCCCGTTTGGCAATCTTCCAGTACTTGACGTACAGGTCGTTGAGGCGGTCGGTGTAATTCTGTCTGGCGGGTGAGTCCGTCGCTGTGCGGCACTGCTGCCCACGGACGGTCTGTATGGCCAACTCCAGGCGTTCGATGCGGTCATCTTGTAACTGTGAAGCTATGCTAGTGAGCTGATCATTATTCTGTTTCAGGTCCACAGCTCGGGCGAACGGAGCCTCCAGCCCGGTGAACCCGACCCAGCCGCAGACCCACACCATGTGAAATGAGACTATAGAAACCCACGCTGAGCGCATGATTAGTGTCCTCTGTTCGGGTGATAGTGTGCCCATTACCATTTCCACGACTGTGCGAAACATCGCATGTTTCTCCTTTCAGTTAGATTAAAAAGGACGGGGCCGAAAGCCGACCCCGCCAACTTCCGGGGAAAACATCGCGACTGCGGTGGTTTATTCTTTACCAACACAGCGCGTCGTGAGGACCCCCTACTCAAACAGGTCTCTCGGGAAGTCGGACCTGTGGGAACTTCGGATGTTTGGTTATGTCGCGCAGAGCCTGGCGCCACTTGACGAGCCTGCGATAGTTCTCGGTTTCGATCGACGTAGCCAACCCCATGTCAAGCTCGTCGCGGTGCCGCGCCACCAAGCCGTCCGTCTCGGCCAGCGCCAGGTTGCGGACTCGACGCAACTCTGCGGCCAACTCCTCATCAGTGTGCCGGTACTTGACCGCGATCGGTTTGCCGTGGGTTCCGGCGACGATCTGTTTGCCGGAAGATTGCGCGGCCAACAGCTTTTGCCACTCTGCCTCGGTTATCTCGGTTATGTCCCCGGGCATCCGATCCACCAGGCCGTGCACCTCCGGCGTATAGAACGCGCCAGTCGTCGGGCTGTAGTAATATTTGGTCATGATTTTAAACCCCGGTTGCGACCCAACATATGGATGCTGTACCATTCGTCACCGTGACCCCCGTAGTACCGGGACCACCGCTCATGAAGAACTGGTTGCTACTCCCGATAGGGGACATCACGAAACTCTGGCACGCGCTGGGGAAAGCTATGGGGAACCCCACGAAGGTCGTGCCGCTGATCGACGCTATACCCCATTGAACTATCTTGCCGTTCGGGAGTTTGAACCAGCCGTTGCCGCTGGGGAAATCCGAGAGGGTGAACACCCCCATGGATGCCCGTAGTTGTACCAGGCTGCTCTTACGTATAAAATTATCACTTCCCTGGGTCGTCATCACCTGGCTGATGGACGAGTTCTCGTTGTTGGGGCTGGGCTGATTGAAATACTGAGCGAACAGGTATCCGTTGGAATCACGCAAGGCGATGGTGTTTCCACCCGTGCTGATCGACGGGTTAAACCCGGCCAACTGTTGCGAATTTGCCACCGAGAAATTATTAGGGTCCCACCCATGTATGGTGTCGTTATTCCCGCTATTACTGCCGAACACCCGGCTGGGTTGTCCGCTCTGGCTGTCAAAATTGAGAGCGGAGTAGTTGCCGTTGCCCATCGAGACCTTGACAGCCAACGCCACCGAACCGGTGATCTGGCTACCCGCAATCGACAGGGCGCCTTGCCATTGCGTCACGGCGCTGGACGGCACCTGGGCGTTCTGGATGGAACCGCTGATGGCCGAGAACGCCGAACCGACTGCCAGGAAATTGGAGTGAACCCAGGCGGTGTTAGGTATCGTAAAATCATTCGCGTTAGCTGCCAGGGGCGTAACCGTCTTAGGTGGGTTCCACCAAACTCCGATCGAGGCGCCAGAATCAGGAACGTGGTTGATGTTATTATCTTGCAACGACCGCATCAGATAACCGTTGGAGGTCACGACCACGGCGTTGATCGGATACGTCTCCGCGGCATCCCACGCAGGCACACCAGTCTGACAGAAGTACCGCACGGCCGCAAATGTGTAATTCAGCACCCAGTTGAAATATTGGCGTGGTGGTTTCTGACCGAGGGGCCACCCGGCTGACGCGTAGATGTCGCCTGGGTCGGTCAGATCGGCACCAGTGGCCGTCTCTCCCCACGCCCTACGTACAGTTGGTTTCGTATACGTCATGTGTGTTTAACTCGCGGAGATGTAGATGTTGTTGGCCTGATCGCCTACCGAGAATATCGAGAACATCGGGGCCAGTGAGCCCGGAGATACAGCCGGCGTCGTCACCTTGAATGGCACGCCGTTATGCAGGTACACCCCAGACTTGCCATCCCAATAGACGGCGAAAGCGTCGCCCGCCAAGTAACTGCCCCAGTTGCCGCCCGGGAACGGGCCGTTCTGTTGCACGCCCGCCTCCCACACCTGGATGCCTCCATTGGTGGTCTCCAGGCCAAAGTTGAGTGTTGGGTAGTTGGGTGAGCCGGATGGGTTAGCCGCCAGACCGCCCATCATGGCGCCAGAGGTCGTGGGCACGGTCCATTGCAACCAGATGTGTTGCGCCGGGCTTGCCACCCAGGCGGCCGAGTCCCAGGCGTTACTACCGGAGTTCTTCTGCACGGTCTGGAGCACTGGCGAGGTCGCGGTGCCTGCGAACGTCCAGGCATAGGAGGTCTGCACGAACACGAACTGATAGCGGATACCGGCAGCGCGGGGTATGAGGTCATACCCAGTCAACAACTGCTGCAACACCAGGTCGAGCGCCGAGTTAGGTTTAAACATGACCACGTTGTTGCCGGGATCGATCACGGTGCAGGTCGCACCCCCCAGGACTTCCGCCAAGGCGGCCTCGAACTTCGCGAGCCCACCATCCCAACTGTTCTGCAGGATCTTGGCCCGCAGCACGGTCCTGTACTCCGGGTCGTGCAACGTCGCCGTGCTCGAGATGTCCTCACCCAGCTCTACGAAGCGACCGCCCACGCTTGGATTACCCAGCTCGCCAAAACCCAGCGCAGTACCATCGTCGGCAAAACCAAAGAAGTTGATAAGGAATACGCCACCCACCGTGCGTGCAAGTCCGATCCACTGCCCATCGACATCCAGCTGAGCGTTGGTGGCGTTGTCGAAATCGAACAGCGCTGGCAACAGCTGCGCAAGCGCGGTGATACTCCCGACGCCATTGGCCAGCAGGTCAACCGTCGCGACGAAGCCCGGTTGTTGGTTGTGCTCGCTCGTGATGAGCGTCGTGTAGTCGGTCATACCTTGTTAACCGTGTGGGTTCCCGGGTTGGCGGATTCACTGAACCCGAGCGTGAAATCGGTACTCTGCAGACCACCCCCGTTCTTGGATACCTGCACGGTTTTAACCAGGAACGTCGGCGCCTGCAACGTGCCCAACAGCTGAGCGATGGCCGTGATGGCCGCTATGTTGACAACACCGCCTATTGGTAGCGTCGTGAGGTAACTCGAAACCGCCGCCTGTATGAGCACGATCGTACTATCGGCCCAACCGTTGAGGGTGTGCACCCCGATGGTGGCGGCGAAGCTGGAAACGGGTGAAGGCGTCTGATAGTTGATCAGACGGGTGACACCCGAACTATCCGTGTATGATCCAGACACGTTGCCAAACGTGGCCGTGCCGGGCGGCATCTTGGAGGCGATCGCGTTGATGATGGCCGACTGCGCACCGCCTTCTATCACGAAGCACAACGTGGTCTTGGGTATGCCGTTTCCGTCCGTAGAGTTGGTGTTGTTCTCGTAGGGGGTGATCCTGGTGACGCCAGGCACCTGCCTGATGGCTGCTACGATCCCGGAGAAAACCGTGACGGACGGCAGCGCAACCGAGCTTGCCTGGCGTATGCGCAGCTGCGCGTTGTTCTCTACTGGGTTACCAGGTGTGGCAGGAGCGGCATTGTTGACGGTCTGCCAACCCAGTGTAGGAGTACCGATAATGTTGATCGTGTTTGCCGGCGCAGCGATGGCACCGAGGGTGGTGCACACGCCTACCACCACGATGGACCCACCTACGGGAATCGTCGTCGGAGACGGTATGGCCCACAGGTTGCCATTCTGATCCTGCGCCTGGCCGTTGGTGATGACTGTGTTGGCTTGACCTACGACGGTCAACGCAGCGCTCGAGAACGACCCCAGGATGCGTGCCAACCCATTCAGTTTGACGTTGGACGATAGGGCGGCATCGAGGGCTGTAGTGGGCGAAAACGAGTTGTACGCCGCGATGATGGCGGAGTTACAATCGCTGATGCCCTGGGCGAAGATACCTAGCAGTTGACCGTCCTGGCTGTCGTTGCCCAGGTAAGAGTCTGCACCGTTAATGAGTTGAAACTGTCCGATGTAGTACGCCAGAATCTGCGCGTATGACGGCGCCGAGATACCCGTCGCATCGATGGTAGCGGCGACTGGAGACGTCACGGCACACCTACCGTCAGCGGTAGTGACACCGACACCGGCGTCACGCTATAGAGGCTCTGCACTGTTGCGTTCACTGTCAACGTTCTCCGCACGCCGTCCGAGGGCGCGTTGAAACTGCTACTGTAGGATATCAATTGCGTGACTCCGGGGGTTCCCAGGATGCGCGCCTTGATGGCTGCATCCGGTGACTTACCGTAACGTTCACCCAACACCTGGGTCGGATACGGCGTGCCGTCGGTGAGGTCTACAAACCATTCTCCCAGCCACAATTTGAGCCGCGTCTTGATCGCCTGCTCCACGGTAGCGGGTGAGTTGACAAGCCACGTAGACTTGCCCAGTGTGTAATCGCCCGTAGGCGAGAGTTGTCTGTATCTCATGATCCTGGCGTCGGTGGTTGGTTGTTACCCGGGTGCGTGTGGCTGCTCAGGTGCACCGCGCTGCCGCCGGTCTTCGCCACGACTTCAGTCTGTCCCGTTATCGTGGCCGGCGACACCAGGTTACCTGAGTTGTCAATCGTCACGGTGTTCATGGTGATCCCACCACTGGCGACGATCTTCACCCGCTTGTTTACCGGGTCGAATTCGAAGTAGCATGTGTCATCATCAGTCCGCAGGCGCGCCGTACTGACATCGAAGCTGGCGAACGCCCGTGGCAGACTACGCACCCCGGGGATGAAGAATCCATCAGAGAGGTTATGCATGCGGAACTCAGGCGGGTTGTTCGCCGGGTTGTAGGGGTTACCGGCCGCATCAACCAACCCCGTCGGCTGCTGAAATCCGTATTTCCACCATTGATCTATGCACCTGCTCGAGAACACCAACAACCCCTCATCACCCTGCTTGAGCGGAAACGTCCAGGTGGCGCCGCCCCCACCCATCCAGCAGAGTTGTACGTCCACGAACTTGGGCATCTGGATGGCCTTATAGATACCGTTCGGTTGCCGGGCGCGGCCATTGATCGGACACTGTACCTCACAGGTGTTGTAGTTGTTCGTGAACGCCTGAAACACCCCCGGGAGCGCGGTCCACACACCCGACACCAGCGACTCGAACGCCGATATCAACGTTTCCTCCAGATCGAATACCCGTTCGCGGCGTTCCATGTTGCTCAGTACCTGTTAATAACACCGGAGACGGTCGTGCTGGCTGTCACATTGGCAGGTATGTTCGTGGCGTCCACGGCCAGGCACGTGAGGTCGGTGTACCACGGAACGCCGCGTGAGTCGCCCGTGTGTTCGGCACGCATCACATAGTACAGACCCTGGGCGTTCATCTTCGTCACGCTGTCCTGCAGTTGCAAGTTGGTTGCGGGTGATCCAACCTCCTGCCCGTAACGCAACTGGTTGATGTTGCTGAAATCGAGCTTGATGGTACGGCCTATCTTGATAGATGGGTTCAGCAGCACCCGGACCTTGAGCCCACTCTGCGTCTGCTCGGGTGTACCTATCAGCCCGGTACCAGGGGTGATCAGTATGGGCGGCTCGGGTATGTACCCCGTGTTAGGGATAAACGTGAGCTGGTGGTCTTGTATGGACCATTGGCAGTCCTGGTTCTTGGCCAGCTGCCTCATCTCCCTGCGGCAGTCACCGAAGTACACACGCCCCCGAATCGACCTGTTGGTGTTGTTCTGCACGTCAGGCGGTACATACCCCATCGACACCCCCTGACCATTAGAGCTGGTCTGCGTGGGGTCTCCGAACGACCACCGCGCCATGTCAGCGAGTA